GTTATTCTATTTATTGGTCTGAACATTCTTCTATTAAACATGATCCTACCCACTACTATAACGCTAAATTAGGTCAAGGTACTCAAGAAAATTCTCCATATGATTCTGGCATACAAATGGCTTATAATAACGGATCTGTAACAAAGTTTTCTTGTGGAAGTTACAACTTTGGTACTCCAGGTTCTACTGCAATACGAGGTCTAAATTCATACTTGTTTACTGTTTTTGCTTATAAAACTTTGTTATATTCTGATGGTCATTTTGCAAATCATAATTCTTTTGTTCCAATGACTGTACATGCTATGCCAAACCTGTCTAATCCACAAGCTATAGCAACATTACCAGACATTGCAGCATGTAAATTGACATTTTATGACATAGCTCAAGAAGTTACAGTCGGTTCTGATACGTGGGTTGTATTTCCTTGGAGATCTAAGGATACTACTCAATACAGTCAAATGTTTGGATACGCATATAAGAAAATTCCATGAGTCAGATAATTCCTTCGCTAATTATACCTGAGGGTACAAATCCAAATGTATCCGTCAATATTCCTGTACGTGATTTTACAGATTTTTACACCCCATACTATTCTATACAGGGTAAAATAAAAGGAGGTGGAAGCAAAACTGATTATCAACCATTAGGTAACGTAGGTATAGCAGTTGATGGATATAAAGTAAAATCGTACAAAGACTTATTCTATTACAATATCACAGTTACTCCTACAGCAATTGCTGTAGGTAATGTAGTTTCTAACACCATAAGATCTCTAAACATTTTCAATGCATATTTCGTAAATAAGACTTTAGCTTCTGCAAATATAGTTGGTGATTCTGGTCTTTCAATTGCTATAACTACTCCATATACGTTCGGTCCCCTTCAAGAAACTAATTTTGACCTTACAGCAAGTTCTGATGGCCCTGCTACTATTAATGCAGTCTTAGAATTAGATTTTACTAGCGAAATGGTTTTAGTTCCTATAACTGGTCTTCGCGTAGTTCCGTATTTATATCAACCCGTAGATGCTATAACAGAGAAGTTATCCTGGAAAACTAACGTACTTACGTCTTATAGTGGAAAAGAACAACGTGTACGTATACGCCCATTAGGACCAGAACAGCGTATTTCAATGATTTATAATGTAAGAGATTTAGAGCGGCAAAAATCTAATCTCCTTATATCTGCTTGGTTTCCTCAGACTTGGGGAATACCAGTTTGGTTTGAAGGTTCATGGTTAAAAGGAACTTCACTAAGTGTCGCCCAAGATACTATAGTTATTGATACGACTAAATCAGATTTTAGGGTGGGCGGATTAGTATTATTCATAGAAGATTCTACACATTTTGAAGTATCTCAAATTGAATCTATGACGTCATCTCAATTTGTGTTATCGTTCCCATTAACCAAGAATTTCACAAATCCATATGTAATACCAATGCGAGTAGGCATTATGGATAAAAGTCCTTCAAAAGATGTTTATCCTAATCAATCTAAATTGAATGTTATTAATACTACATTTGTTGTCAAAGATAATGTAAACATTACAACCGCCCAACCATATATTACCTTTAGAACCTTACCAGTTTTAGAAGAGGTTCAATTAAGACAGGATTCTATTAAAGATTCTTACGTTAACAATTTTGAAGTTAATAATCCTGCCACTGGGACAATATCTACTATTGTTAAATGGGATAAATCTAAATATACAAGACCTGTATCTTTTAGGTTCAAAACCTCTGAATTTTGGGCTTTTAGGAAATTCTTACATTATTGTAAAGGTCAACTATATCCATTCTTTTTACCTACGTATGAAGATGATCTAAACATTGTTACCACATTTGCTAATAACGCTACGTTAATAGTTATTAGTAATGTAGATTTCGTAAAATACGGACCTCAATCTATTTTTAGATACATTCGTTTAGAATTAAACAATGGTCAAGTTATATATTCGAAAATTACTAATCAAGGACCTAACGTCAATCCTTTATATGAAGAGTTAACTTTAGATAACGCTTTAGCTTTTGGACATTCAGTTAATCCTACAGATATAAAGAGATGTTCTCTTATGTGTGTAGCTAGGTTATCTTCAGATTCTGTTGATATCACGCATTCATCTTATGGATATTCAGACGTATCCTTAAATATATTAGGAATCGATTATGACGCTTAGTGTAATTGAAGCATCAGATTATGGTGGGTCTCCAATTGAGTTTTATAAATTCAGGTACGGAGCTCAGATATATTACCAAGTGAGTGCTACTGAAGAACAATTAGGTCCTTTAGGTGTTACTTATTCTCCAAGACAAATTACATGTAAAGAGACTAATAACTCTAGTGAAATAAACAAAAATCCTATTGATTTAATAGTGGATAAATCAAATGAAATTACATATATCTTTAGAACTGGGCAACCGGACGATGTACTTTTCTTATCTCGATATGTTCGTCACACTAATGATGTTGACAGCGAATTCTTATTGAATTGGCAAGGTCGCGTAAGCAATTGCCAATTTGAAGGTGATTATGCAAAACTTATTTGTGAACCAGTTTCTAATAGCGCCAAACGTTTAGGATTGCGTTCTAAGTACCAGAAATTGTGTAGGCATTCTCTCTATGATAATAGGTGTCAAGCATCAGAACTTAAAGAGAACATAACTATTAACGTAGTTAATCCTACAAGTATTTCAGTTTTAGGTATTACTCAAGCAGATGGATTCTATAATGGAGGAAACCTCGTTTTAGAGAATAATGCTATGAGAATGGTTGTAAGTCAAGTAGGTGGAGTATTGCAGATTACTAGTCCTTTCAACAATATATCCTCTGGTATGAATGCACAGATAATCGCGGGATGTGATCACACTAGAGAAACTTGCTTGAACAAGTTCAATAATTTTTTGAATTATGGCGGATTTCCATATATTCCAACTAAGAATCCTTTTACAGATGGTCCAATTAATCAATAGGTGATGTATGGCATGGGTTGCAATTGTTGTTAGTATTGTAATATCAGTGATATCTTATGTGATGGCTCCTAAGCAAGAAGATTTAGGTGCAGGACCAAAAGCGTTAAAAGACTTTACGATACCTACAGCAACTGAAGATCGAGTAATACCTATTCTCTTTGGTAAACGTGCCATTAAAAGTCCTAATGTAGTTTGGTTCGGTAATTTAACTTCTGTGGCTATACGTGAATGAAAAGAATATATCTTTCTGATATGGAAAAGTTATATTGCTCTAATGGAATCAGAATATGGTTCCAGAGGCATAAGTTAAACTTCGACGATTTTGTAAAACGCGGGATTTCCTATGCAGAACTATCAAAGTTTAGAGCATGTGGATTTTGTGATAAACTTCTAACTAAGGTAGAAAACGATGGGAAGTAAATCGACTAAACAAACAATTGCACATGCTTACTATTTAGGTATGCATCATGTAATTGGACATGACAGTATAACTGCACTTAGAGAAGTAGTAGTTGGAGATTCAAAAGTTTGGACAGGTAATGTAACTACTAATCAAGATATCTCAATAGATGCCATGAACTGTTTTGGCGGATACCATAGTGAAGGCGGTATTAAAGGCGATGTAAGTGTTTGTTTCGGTAGAAGTGACCAAACTCAAAACGGATATTTAGTCGCTAAATTAGGTTCCACAGTACCAGCATATAGAGGTGTATTTGCTACAGTATTGAAACATGTTTATGTAGGTACAAGCCCGTATATAAAATACTGGTCTTATGTTTGCGAAGCTTATCATAGTTCATGGTATTCTGCTAAGGCCAAAATTGGTAATGATCACAATCCTGCCCATGTTATTGTTGAAGTGTTAACAAATAATGAATTCGGTTTAGGTTATAATATTGGTGAATTAGACCTTACAGCATTCACTAATGCAGCAAATACTTTATATACTGAGGGATTTGGTTTATCATTTGTTTGGTCTCAAGAACAAGATGTAAGTCAATTTTTACAAGAAATCGTACGTCACATAAGCGCATCCGTATATATTAGTCCATACACTGGTTTATGGACCATGAAACTTATTCGTAATGATTATACTGTTGGAGCGCTAAAAGTTTTCAACGAAGACAACATTATCGAAGTAGTGAAATATGACCGTCCGTCTATAGGTGAAACAGTAAATGAAGTTTTGCTTACATATACGGATGCTAGTGACGAAACTCCACGTAACATTAAAGTGCATGATTCTGCATTGATTTCTAAGCAAGGATATACAGTAACTTCCACTGTAGAATATCCTGCAATTACAGACGCTACACTTGCTAACAAAATTGCGCAACGTCAGTTAACTCAATTGTCAGCGCCTTTGTCTCGCGTAGAATTACATGTTAACAGAGATGCTTATAACTTAGGATTAGGTGATGCTATTGTATGGCATTGGGACGCATATGATATCCAGGAAATGGTATTACGTATTGTTGAAATATCTTATGGAAGTACAGATGACCGTTCTATTACGTTAACCTGCGTACAGGATGTATTCAGTATTGCAAACACTATTTATGCTCCACCTCCTCCAACAGCTTGGACTACTCCTGTATCGTCTCCGGTAGACGTTACAACTTATAAATTAGAAGAATTCCCTTATCAATATTGGGCATTATCAAATGGTATCAACACTGAATCTGCAGATCCAGGTTATGCTATGGTAGGTTCATATGTTAAGAAGAATGCTCCAGACGCTTTAAGTTATAAGATTATGGCTCAAGGTCCTGGTGAGTCTTCTTTCTCTTTGGCTGGAGTTGCATATTTCAATCCTACTTGTAAACTATTAGCAGCAATTAATGAATACCAAACTACTATATCATTCTATGATGATGACATGATGGATTTAGTAGTTCCATTACAATTCATTCTAATAGATAGTGAATGGTGTCAAATAACTTCAGTTAACGTGACTTTGTTAACTGCTGTAATAAAACGCGGTTGTTTAGATACAAGACCTCGTACGCACGCAAAAGATACTGTATGTTACATAACTGATTTCACAGTAGCTGATGGCGAAAGTAATGTACGCTCAAGTCCAGAGAATGTATACTTCAAGTTTTTACCTTCTACCGGTGTAGGTGTATTAGCCGAATCTGCGGCTACATACCACCTATATACAACTAACTATCGTATTAAACGTCCGTATAATGTCGCACGTTTAACAGTAGAAGGATTATATTATCCAGACAATACTGAAATATATTTCGATTTAAACCTTAACATAGGTTGGATGGAACGTGGTCGTTTAGTTATGGGTGATCAAGTTTTTGATGATTCTTACGCTGGTAACTTTGCTATGGAAGCCGGTACTACAATGACTATTAACATTTATAACGATGACACAAATGCTCTTATACGTTCTATAACTTCCGCAATACCTTCTGATCATGCATACGCATATTCTAAGAGTCAGTATTTAACAGACATAAATGGTTCTATAGTTAAGAATCTCAGATTAGAAGTGGAAACATCTTTAGGTGGTAGAACTAGTTGGCAGAAAAACATAATGTCATTCACAGTACTATTCCCTTCTTTAGAAGATCCATACAGTTTATTACTAGAAACTCTAACACCAGTTGCATATTATTTGATGGCAGAATATGGTCTTGTAACTGTTATAGATTGGTCTAACAATGGACATGATGCTAAATACTATGGTACTCCTATTTGGGATAGTGCTATATTAGTAGATGGTGCCAATCAACCAACAGTTAAATTCTCAGGTAATGATGGCGCATACACTACTGAAAAGATATTCTCAGATACCTCAAGTTTTACGATATCTCTATGGATAAAACTTGACGCAGTTAACACAGGTACTGATCAAATATTGTTTATGCAACATGCAGGTACAACTAACGAATATTCGTTAAAGATTTATGAACACAACGGAAAGATATATGTAGATAAGAGCGGTGGATCTCTTATGACTATATCATGGCCTACTGTCGTAGCTAATACAAGATATTTTGTTACATATACAGAATCTGCTGCGAATGGTGGACGTTTATATATCAATGGTTCATTAATAGGAAGTGCAACTAGAAAAGTATATGCTGGTACTGCAGTAGATAGATTGTGTTGGGGTTATGATAGTACCAACAATACTAAATTCATGACAGGTCTTATCGCCGCATTAACTATCGATAATAATGAGTGGACTTCAACTAATATAAGCGATTTGTATACAGCGGGTACAACGGCAGTAACTCAATTAGACGATGTATTTATTGGTTATGGCGCTGATATGTTTTATAAAATGGATGAACTTTCTGGAAGTACCGCTGTAGATTATGGTTCATATGCTACTAACGGAACATTTATAGGTTCACCAACACTAGATGTAGAAGGTCCAAGTCAATACATAGCTTCTAATAGAGGTATAGATTTTCCTAACGCAGCAAAATACTTAAGAGTCGTTGACAATTTGGCAGGAGGACATCCATTTACAAATATAGGTATTGTGTCTTCTAAGTATTGTATTTCATTCTTCTTTAAATTTACAGGAAATACCGCTGGTGCAAATTGGTACGGCGGTAATACTGTAGTGGAATTAAGAGAATCTGTAGGTTCTGCAGGACATAAAATACCATTTAGTATCGGATTTGATAATGGTAAACTTGTTTTTGGACGTTCTAGCAATTATACAACTACTATGGAGAAAACTGTTGGTAGACAAGTAATTAATGATGGACGTTGGCATAGTTGCGCTGTAAACATAGATACAACAACTAATATAGTTGAACTCTACATAAATGGTGCAATATATCAAATATATCAATTTACAACTGTAACTGCAGATACCTCTGTAGCATCTAACGCCGCGAGATTATTTATTGGTTCAAGACCTGATGATTCTGGTAATTCAGTAAATAGTTTTGGTGGAAGTTTATCTCAAGTTTCTTTATTTGAAGGAATTACTTTTACACCTAAATCAATCCGTGATTTATTCACATGGAGCGAAATTGGTAACTATTACGAATATAATTGGTTACCAGCTATGAGTCACTCAAATGTAACCTTTAATCCCGCTAAAACTATCGCAACAGCTGTAAGTGGTTCATATTATAAACGTGTTATGGCTTATATACCTATGACGCGTTATGGCAGATATGTATTTGAAGCTTCATTTCAAGGTACTAATTCTCAAGTAGGTATTGGTATTACTTCATATAAGGAAGCAGATGCTTTAACACAATATGTAGGACAACGCGATGATGACTTTGGATTTGTGTTTAATGCTTTAGGATATACTAACGGATCAAATGTCAATTACGGATCTCATATACAAGCAGGTAGTCCAGGCGATGTATTTCAATTCATAGTTAACTTTATTGATTCAACTACTGGTGGGATACTATTGTGCCGTCGCGATAATAAAGTACCTATAGTTATACACCAAAATATATTGTTCACCGACACAGACTATTACGTAGCAGGTTGGGTTTATGATAACGAAGAATTACACCTTAATTTAGGCGATACAGCTTTTGTAAATAGCATACCTCCAAGATATACTTCTGTAGATGGTAATTTATGTAGTGGATTCGTGTATAATCCTAACAAGTTACTACTATCGCTTAAAGCTGCAGGATTAGATGTATTGATGGACGATACATTAATTAAAGGTAACACTGCTTCTGGTAATAAAGGTGTTTATGCTAATGCCCCAAAAAGTTCTGGACGTTGGGCTTTTGAAGCTAGAGCTTCATACATGGACACCAATATAATCTTTGGAGTTACTACAAATCCCGCAACAGGTTCTCTACTTGGCGCAGCAGGTATGGGAACTGCTATATATCCAAGTAACGGACAGGTTTACACTGTAGGTACTTTGATAAAAACATTAGCCACCGTTCCTGCTAATGAATGGGTAATGATTTGTGTAGATCTTGATATCGGAGAAATAACTTTCATAAGTCCTACTTTAGGCAGAAAAGATATGGTATTACCTTCAGGTACTTATTACCCAGGTATATGTAACAGTAACCAAACTACTACACATATACAAATAAACTTTGGTGATCAACCTTTCTCTAATACTATGATTGATGATTGCTATTCATGGGATTCTACAATTTATCAAGCAGATGTTAATCCTGAGATAGACTTATCTGCGGCAATTACATCTGCGTTGTCCTATACTCCATACGCACTTTATGGCATGAATACAACTCCTTCTGGTACAGTTGTTCCAGATCTATCTGGTAACGTAAGACATGGAACTCTTAATGGTGGTATGACCATGGGAGTTATTCGCGAAAACATTAAGTGCGCAGTATTCGATGGTTCAAATGATTACATCTCATTACCTACTACTGGATTTGCGAACTTCACTTCTGGCTTTACAATGTTCGTACTTGCTAGACCTTTAACTAATGCTAATGACGCACAGTTTATTGACTTAGCAGAGAATACCACTTGGCCAAATGATAACTTTAGATTTGGACGTTCAGGTACTGGTACTTCGATGTATTCACAAGTTTATGTTGCCGCAGCAGTATCTAATACTCATACATCTACATCTACTATTACGGATGGAGACTGGAAAATGTATTGTGTCCGCCAGGATAACACAGGTAAAATATACCACTATCTCAATGGCTCTTTGGTAAGTTCAAATACAGGAACTACGTTCTTGGCTAACGTCACTAGAGCTTCAAATTATATTGGTAGATCACATGATTCTGGATCTTCTTACTTCAATGGTGATATGTGCCTTGTAGGTATTTATGATACAGATATTGGAGCTGCAGCAATTGCAGCAATATTCACAGCAATAGGACTATGATATGTACAGATGTAAACATTTCCAATTACAAGAACTGGTACCACCTGAAATTTATGCAGAACGTGGTGAAAGCGCATGGAAGCTTTTAGATGATAGGATTCTTATTTCTGCAGATCAAGTACGTGAACAATTTGGTCCTATTTTCATTAATACTTGGCATGATAAGAAATTGCAAGTAGCATGTGGCCAAGTGCGCAAGTATAGTGGATTAAGGCCATTTATATCTGATGACCCTGACTGTCCAACTACTAAATGGTCGGATCACAAGTATGGCCGTGCTTTGGATGCAATCTCTTTGACTGTTAAAGCCGAAGAAATGCGCAAGTATATTATTCAGAACAAAGACAAGTTTCCATATATTACCGCTTTGGAAGTGGATATTAGTTGGTTACACTTTGCTTGTCGTAACATTGACGCAATTGAATTAATACCTAAAAATGTTTGAACAATTCAAATTATACATTTATGGCGCAATTTTGATCTCAGTTTTCTTGGCTGGTTATAATATCAGTTCATGGAAAAGAGATTCAGAAGTATTAGCTCTTCAAAATAAAGTTGCTGAAGCTAACAAAGTAATTATTACTAAACAAGACACTATAGAGGCTCAACATGAAGATTACAGAAAATTACAAGACAAAAAGCAGCAAGTTATTATCAAAAAGGTTATTGAGTATGTTGCTACTGGGAATATGTCTCCTGACTGGTTGCTGTCCTACGACTGCTCTACAATATCAGCCTCCGAAGACACCTCCTGCGAACTTAATGGTTACTCCAGTGCCATTAGAACGGATCGTGACGCCTTAATAGTGGCTACACACAACAATTTAATGTGTAATGGCTATATTAAGCAGTTAAGTGATCTACAAGATTGGGTAAGGTCTTTGTATATTAAAAATTAAGATTATTTTTAATATATTAAAACAATGAGCCTGGTGTGCCTGGTTTATTAGGTTTAATAAAACCGAGTTATATTAATATATCTATATAAATTAAAATATTGTTAAACCAGGGATAAACCAGGCACATGATTCATAAGTCACAATTAAAAAGAAGGAGCCGTAAGGCTCCTTAAAGGACTCTGAGGGAGAGTCAAAACTTAGTGGTCTCTTCAAGATATAATTCCCACGTATATGGAAATTTACTCTCAATGATTTTACCTATTGCATCTGCATAAACTCGAATTTCATACTGAGCAAACTGAGTCTGACGCAATTTTAAGAACGCTAACCAATTACGTAAATTAGCAGATGCTCTCATACGTGAATATCTACCGACTGGTAAACATAAGCGAGCAAGTTCTTTTGGTATACCATCTAAAAGAGCTCTTTCATAAAGATGTTGAGCGCTTTGGTATATTTTCTCAAGATCATCTTGAAAACATACTGCATCACCAACTAATAGTTCGCGACCTGTAGTATTCTGCGCTTGTTTATTACTTGTAGCAGCATTTGATCCTAAAAGTCGCTCTATAGATGGAATGTAGTTTTCATCAGGGATTGGAATATAACGTGCACTCATTTCGTTGTAACTTTGAGTACGGTGTCTATGCCATTCTCTGAACACCATTATTGGAGCTTTCACTTCAATAATAAGTCCCGCCATTTCAAAAGGTGTGGCATGATTATTTCTGTATAAATGCGCCAGAAGTTTCTCATCACCTGGTTCAATAGGAGTTCCCCAACCTTTGAAACCTTTACCTGTAGACATACGGGCAGCTTCTACAATTCGCTCTTCACTGCCCCATGTCTCAATGAGTTCTACATATCCATGATCTAAAACTTCAAGTTTCATATTATTGTCCCACAAGTACAGGTGCGTTACCTTGCACTATTATACAACTTTTAGAAATTGAACAAGCTTCTGAATACTTTTTAATAGATTCAAGTTGCACAAATTGAGAAGCATTCAATTGCATAGATTCACGATATGCATTATCAGCCTTCGCCCTACTCTGTTCTGCTGCCATACGTGAGTCTTCTGCAAGTTTACATTGACTCTCAGTTTTAATACGTTGTTGTTGAACAGCTGTATTATCCATTTCAGATATTACACTCGCATTTGGAAGACTTTTTCCCATATTAACATTAATTAAATCAACATGCAAACCAGTTGATTCAATATGTTTACGGAACCTTTCAGCGACTTTATTTTCAATTTCTAATAAAGTTTGTTGATCAGTCATGATTTTAGTCATTGAATATTCTTTGGTTACATCACGGACAATTGTACGATATTGTTCTTGTAAATTGTTTTCGTACCATTTAGAATATCCAAATGTCTTAACCATATAAGCAGGATCTTTCCATTGTAACACTATATAACTATTATAGTTGATAAAGTTGTTATCACCTGTAGTTAGATGTTCCAATGGTTCATCATACTTTATTGGTGTGAGGGCCACATCCACAGTTTTTGTAGACATGAAATACCAAGATAAACCAGGTTTTTGCGTAGTATCTTGAACACCACCATGACCTAATATAAAAGGATTTTCAATTACAACAGATTCAAATCCTGGAGGTGTTGTATTACTATAACACCCGACTAAACATGTAATACAAAATACCAAAAGTAATTTTTTCATAATTATCTCCTATTAAAAGTTATACAATAAAGCTAATGATACGCCATTTGGTCGTGATGTAACATCATCGTCTTTGAGATAATAGTAATTATACTCAGCGCGTAACGTTAAAGCCTGAAAAGGTTGTATTTCATAGCCTAGACCAATACTTGGAAACGATTTAGTTA